ATTTTGATACTTGAAAATGATCCCAACCTAAAAAGCATAGTGTTTAATCAGCTATCTGATAGTCTCGAAATTAAAGGTGATGTTCCTTGGCCGCATCCATCGAAGTTCTGGAGAGATGCAGATGATGCACAGCTAATCAGCTACATTGACACCCACTACGGAACCTTTTCTGCAAGAAACTATGATGTAGCGGTAGCGAAGGTCGCTGACGATAGATCTTATCATCCGATTCGGGAATTTATTGAGGCTCTTCCTGAGTGGGATAAGGTAGCTAGAGTAGATACCTTGCTAATCGATTATCTAGGTGCATCAGATAATCCATATGTTCGAGCTGTGACAAGAAAAACTTTATGTGCAGCGATTTCTCGTGTACTGACTCCAGGCATCAAGTTTGATTCCATGTTGGTTTTAAATGGCCCGCAGGGAGTTGGAAAAAGTACTCTTATAGCCAAGTTAGGTGGAGACTGGTTTTCTGATAGTTTGAGCTTGTCAGATACCAAGGATAAGACCGCAGCAGAAAAGTTACAAGGTTACTGGATTTTAGAAATTGGAGAGCTGGCTGGACTAAAAAAAGCAGAAGTAGAAACACTTAGAAGCTTCTTATCTCGCCAGAATGATATTTATCGAGCTAGCTTTGGCAAGAGAGCTACTCCTCACTTAAGACAATGTGTCTTTTTTGGCACCACTAATGCTGAAAAAGGCTATTTACGGGATACCACAGGAAACCGTCGTTTTTGGCCGGTAAAGACCCCGGGAAATGGTACAAAAAAGTCATGGCAGTTAGAGCAAGATGAAATTTTGCAGATATGGGCTGAAGTTCTTACTTATGTGAAAGCCGGAGAAAAATTGTACCTTGATGCCAGTCTTGAGAAGCTTGCAAAAGAAGAACAGCGGGAAGCTATGGAATCCGATGAGCGTGAAGGTCTGGTACGAGAGTACCTTGACATGCTATTACCTGAAGATTGGGACACCATGGATTTATATGAACGTAGGGCATATATCAATGGAACTGAGTTTGGGGAAAGCAAGAGAGTTGGTGTTTGGAAACGAAAATCGGTTTCTAATATGGAAATTTGGTGTGAGTGCTTTGGGAAGGATCGAGCCAACCTGCGAAGGGTGGATGGTAATGAAATATCGGCGATTATGGCAAGTATTGGAGGATGGACAGGTCTCGTAAAAAAAGAACGAATCCCGCTTTATGGACCACAATGGGTTTATGTTCCCAAAGAATAATTTAGTTTGGAACACATGGAACAATTTTTTCTAGGGAACAGATTTCACCTGTTCCGTTGAAACAAAAACAGTCTTTTGGTACATCTCATCGGAACAGGCGGCAGCCCCTAGTAAAGTAAACTACTTTATAACCTCTGTTCCATTGTTCCAATAATTATTATTAAAAATAATCCTAAAGACAAAAAGAAGAAATTACCTGCAGACGCGTATATACGCGCGTATAGAGACTTTTTGGATTTAGGGAACATGGAGGATATATGAGAGAAAAATGGATTGAACAGCAACTGGTAAAAGCAGTGAAAGATATAGGCGGCATTGCACTAAAGATTGTATCACCAGGTTTTGATGGAATGCCAGATAGATTGATTTTGTTACCTAATAGAAAAGCTGCATTTGTAGAGGTAAAAGCACTAGGTAAATCTTTAAGGCCTCTACAGGAAAAACGAAAAAGACAGTTAGAAGCACTTGGCTTTTTGGTATTTTGCCTGGATAACATAGAACAGATTGGAGGGATACTTCGTGAAATACAAGCCTCATGAATATCAGGCTTATGCCACTGAGTATATCCTCAATCATCCTATAGTAGCAGTGCTCTTAGATATGGGATTAGGTAAGAGTGTTATAACCTTAACAGCTATATTTGATTTAACATTAGATAGTTTTCTTGTCCGAAAGGTTCTGGTTATTGCACCACTTCGAGTTGCCAGAGATACGTGGCCAGCAGAAATTGAAAAGTGGGATCACCTCAAGGGCCTTAAATACACCGTAGTAGTGGGATCGGAAGTTCAGAGAAAAACAGCCCTTATGAAAAGAGCTCAAGTTTACATTATCAATCGAGAAAATGTGGAATGGCTAATCTCAAGAAGTGGAATTCCATTTGATTTTGATATGGTGGTAATTGATGAGCTGTCCTCTTTTAAATCGCATCAAGCCAAAAGATTTAAAAGTTTAATGAAAGTCAGGCCAAAGGTAAATCGAATAGTTGGACTTACTGGAACCCCATCCTCCAATGGATTAATGGATTTGTGGGCACAGTATCGCTTATTAGATATGGGACAGCGATTAGGTAGGTTTATTGGTAGATATCGAGAGGATTATTTTGTACCAGATAAGCGTAATCAACAAGTGATCTTTTCCTACAAGCCCAAACCGGGAGCAGAGGAAGCAATTTATAGGCTAATATCTGATATCACTATTAGCATGGAAGGAGCAGATTACCTGAAGCTGCCTGAGCTGGTTATAAACGAAGTAGATGTAAAGCTATCTGAAAAAGAAATGAAAATCCTTGACGTTATGAAGCGTGATTTAATTGCAACGGTTAAAGGCGAGGAAATTACTGCAGCCAATGCAGCAGCTCTTTCGGGTAAACTCCTACAGATGGCCAACGGAGCAGTCTATGATGATCAAGGTACAGTACTTTATATACATGACCGTAAGCTGGATGCACTGGAAGACTTAATCGAAGCTGCTAATGGCAAGCCAGTTCTAATTGCTTATTGGTTTAAACATGATTTATCACGAATACAAAAACGCTTTGAGGTTGAGGTGCTATCCACTAGCGATTCTATTAAGAGATGGAATGATGGAGAAATCCCTATTGCAGCCATCCATCCAGCATCAGCAGGACATGGACTGAACTTGCAAGCTGGAGGTTCAACTCTTATATGGTTTGGTCTAACTTGGAGCCTAGAGCTTTATCAGCAAACTAACGCTCGTCTTTGGCGACAAGGACAAAAAGAAACGGTAGTGATTCACCACTTGATTGCCAAAGGCACCATTGATGAACGTGTAATGAAAGCCCTAAATGATAAAAACAATACCCAATCCGCACTGATAGATGCGGTTAAAGCTACACTAAAGGAGGTCTGATAAAATGAATATTGTCTGGCAATATTTAGATAAAAGAGCAGCGGCAATTAACGCTCTAAAAGACTATAGTAGCATGAAATACATCATAGAACATACCGATGAGGATATCGCAATCCTCAACGAAGAAATGAGTTCCCCGGCATCTTCAGTTATAAATGGCATGCCATCAACCCATGATCCAAAAGCTGGAGAGAAAAGGCTCATTGCCTGCATCAATGAAATTGATGTATTAAAAGAACGTTATCGTCAAGCACTGGAATACATGGATTGGTTTCAACCCGCATGGGATGCTTTAACAGAAGATGAGCAGTATGTGTTAAAGGAGTTTTATTTGGATGATGAACAAAAGCAGATTGATGCAGTGTATAACATTTGTGATCACTTTAATATTGAACGTTCTTCTGCATACAACAAAAAGAATCGAGCGCTTCAGCATCTTGCGCTACTACTCTATGGAAAGTAATGAGTAATATCATGGACGATTTTATTAGAAATCCATAATACAATGGTATTGTGAAAAATTGTAGAGAGCCTTCGTGGAAATACCGCGGGGGCTTTTTGCATGTCCAAAGGAGGTACGAAATGCCAAAGAAACCAAAACGACCATGTTCTTCTCCTGGTTGTCCTGAGCTGACAGATGGACGTTTTTGTCCGGAGCATGCCAAAAAGGAAGCTTCTCGTTATGAAAAATATCAGAGAGATCCTGAAACGAGGAAGCGTTACGGTCGTGCATGGAAAAGAATACGTGACCGTTACATCACAGCCCATCCTCTGTGTGAAGAGTGCAAAAGGCAGGGAAAGCTGACACCGGCTGCTGAAGTGCATCACATCCTTCCTTTGTCGCGAGGTGGGACACACGATGAAAGCAACCTAATGGCTCTTTGTACTCCTTGTCACTCAGCTATCACAGCAAGAGATGGAGACCGTTGGGGAACCCGGTAGGGGGAGTCATATCTCCACAACTATTTAAATGTGCAACGGGCGTGGGGCTTCGTGCAAAAAGTCGCGGTTTCAAACGGGGTAATAACCTCTAACGAGAAAAGAGGTGAGTAAATGGCCAAAGATGGTACAAATCGAGGTGGTGCTCGTATTGGCTCTGGGCAGAAAAAGAAGCCACTTGCTGATAAAATTGCTGAGGGAAATCCAGGTAAGAGAAAGCTAGAAATCATTGACTTCAAAAATACCGCTGATTTAAAGGGGCAAGAAATGCCAAAGCCAAGGGCTATGCTCTCAGCGGTGCAAAAGGACGGGAAAACCCTAGTAGCCAGCGAGATTTATGAAATTACTTGGAAATGGCTTGAGGAGCGAGGCTGTGCCCATTTGGTGCTCCCACAGCTTCTAGAACGATATGCCATGAGTGCGGCCAGATGGATACAGTGTGAGGAGGCGGTAACCGAGTTTGGCTTTCTTGCCAAGCATCCAACTACCGGTAATGCTATTCAAAGTCCTTATGTAGCTATGAGTCAGAACTTTATGAGCCAGACAAACAGGCTATGGATGGAGATTTATCAAATCGTTAAAGAGAATTGTGCTACAGAGTATTCTGGTTTAAACCCACAGGACGATGTAATGGAGCGACTGCTATCTGCCCGCAGAGGAAAATAAAGATGAGGAGATTATGTAATGAGTAAAAGATATTTAACAGCAGAAAGTGTATGTGCTGGACATCCTGATAAACTATGCGACATCATAGCAGATAGCATTTTAGAAGCATGTCTACGTAAAGACAAAGCATCACGTGTCGCTTGTGAGGTGATGGCAACCAAAGGGAAAATTATCGTGGCGGGCGAAATCTCCTGCAGCGAAAAAATAGACATCCGATACATTGTTAGGAATGTCCTAAAAGAGATTGGATACAACCCTCTTACATTTTTGATTTATGTATTTGTACACAATCAAAGTGTAGATATTGCAACTGGAGTGAATACAGCACTGGAAGTAAGAAATGGAATAAACGAACAGTATGGTTCGATAGGTGCTGGAGACCAAGGAACTGTGTATGGCTATGCTACAAAGGAAACAGGAGAAATGCTTCCCCTACCCCTTGTACTATCTCACAGAATTGTAAAGAGACTGGATGATTGCCGAAAAGGGAAACTGATAAAAGGTATCCACCCAGATGGTAAAGCACAGGTGACAGTGGAATATGAAGGGGACACTCCAGTGCGAATAAAGACTATCGTGATATCGCTACAGCATGATAAGAATAAAACACAGGAAGAACTTAAGACAGATATCCTCAATAATGTCCTATGGCAGTGCTTTGAGGACTTCCCATTTGATGATGAAACAGAACTTCTCATTAACCCCTCTGGTAGATTTGTCGAAGGTGGTCCTGCTGCCGATACAGGCTTAACTGGTAGAAAAATTATGGTTGATACCTATGGAGGGCTTGCATCTCATGGAGGTGGCGCACTTAGTGGTAAAGACCCCACCAAAGTTGACCGAAGTGGTGCTTATATAGCACGGTACATTGCAAAGCATATCGTCTGGTGTGGTTATGCAAAGAGATGTGAAGTTGGTATTTCCTATGCCATTGGAAAAGCAAATCCTGTAGCCTTTTCTGTAAATACCCTTGGCACAGGTATTGTTTCTGACGAAATATTAACTCTTGCTGCACAGGAGATTTTCAATTTAAGACCTGCGGCAATCATAGAGAAGTTGCGTCTAAGGAATGTGATTTACTCTGATACAGCTGTTTATGGTCACTTTAATAGTTGTCTATTCCCGTGGGAGGATGTAAATAAGTACAGTGAATTTAGAAAGGCGGTGGAAAAGTATGTTGATAGAGAAGATAAAAACTAAACAACTCATCCCCGCTGAATATAACCCAAGGAAGGATTTAAAACCGGGTGATCCGGAATATGAGAAACTTAAACGCTCCCTTGAGGAGTTTGGATATGTAGAACCCGTAATATGGAATAAGACCACAGGCAGAGTCATCGGAGGTCATCAGCGTTTGAAAATCCTGCTGAGTATGGGCATGGATGAGATAGAATGCGTAGTTGTTGAAATGGATGAGCAAAAGGAGAAGGCGCTGAACATTGCACTAAATAAAATAAGTGGTGATTGGGATAAAGACAAATTAGCACTTCTCATCACGGACTTAAATGCTTCAGACTTTGATGTGTCTTTGACAGGTTTTGACCCAGGAGAGTTGGACGATCTTTTCAAGGATTCCCTTAAGGATAATATAAAAGAAGATGATTTCGATGTAGACAGCGAGCTGAAAAAGCCCGCTGTTTCGCATTTAGGGGATGTTTGGCTACTTGGGCAGCATCGATTAGTCTGCGGAGACAGTACAAAGAAAGACACCTTTGATGTCTTGATGGATGGGAAAACTGCTAATTTGGTAGTTACGGACCCTCCATATAATGTTAACTATGAAGGCACTGCTGGAAAAATCAAAAATGACAATATGGCTAACGAAGCGTTCTATGATTTCCTGCTTGCAGCATTTCAGAACACCGAAGCAGCGATGGCAAAGGACGCTTCTATTTATGTATTCCATGCGGATACCGAAGGACTCAATTTTAGAAGAGCATTCTCCGATGCAGGATTTTATCTTTCCGGTACTTGTATTTGGAAAAAGCAGTCCCTTGTTCTCGGTCGCTCTCCTTATCAGTGGCAGCATGAACCTATTCTCTTTGGGTGGAAAAAGAAAGGCAAGCATAACTGGTATTCCGATAGAAAGCAGACCACCATCTGGGAATTTGAGAAACCGAAGAAAAACAGTGATCATCCTACGATGAAGCCAGTTGCACTTTTGGCCTACCCTATTTTGAATTCAAGCCTTTCTAATTGTATCGTGCTTGATCCTTTTGGTGGTTCAGGAAGCACACTGATTGCCTGTGAGCAGACAGATAGAATCTGCTACACCATTGAGCTGGATGAAAAGTACTGTGATGTCATTGTGAAAAGGTATATCGAGCAAGTTGGAAACTCAGACGGTGTGTTTCTTTTAAGAGATGGTTCGAAAGTCAGATATTGTGACCTGCCAGAGGTGAATGCAGATGAGTAAATTGACACTCGGCTCCCTTTTTGATGGGAGCGGAGGTTTTCCTCTAGGCGGTCTGCTTTGTGGCATTGAGCCTTTATGGGCATCTGAAATTGAGCCGTTTCCTATAAGAGTTACGACCAAACGCATCCCTCAGATGAAGCATTATGGGGATATAAACAAATTAAATGGTGCGGAGCTTCCACCTGTAGATATCATAACATTTGGCTCTCCCTGCACAGATATGAGTGTGGCGGGTAAAAGAGCGGGTCTGGACGGAGAACAATCCGTCCTTTTTTATGAAGCAATACGAATTATCAAGGAAATGAGGTGTAAGACCAATGGACAATATCCAAGGTATGCAGTCTGGGAAAATGTCCCCGGAGCATTCTCGTCAAATAAAGGAGAGGACTTTAGGGCAGTCCTCGAAACGATCATTGGGGTCAAAGAACCGAACACCTCGGTGCCTTTACCTGAAAAAGGACGATGGCCATACGCTGACATCTATATGGGAGACGGATGGAGTGTGGCTTACCGAACTATCGATGCGCAATATTTCGGAGTACCCCAACGTCGTCGTAGAATCTACCTTGTCGCAGATTTTGCAGGCAGATGTGCCGCAGAAATACTATTTGAGTCCGAAGGCATGCCAAGGAATTTTACGCCGAGCGGCAGCCCGTGGAAAAGAACTGCCGGAAATGCTAAAAACTGCACTGGAAAGACAGGCAGTGTATGCTTAAACGATCAAGGTGGACAACGCATCGATGTGCTTGATGGTAAGACAGCAACACTTAGAGCAAAAGCAAATCATCCACCCTGTGTAATGTTTGAAAACCACAGTCAAGATACACGATACAAAGGCCCCGTTGATGTAGCACCAACTGTATCCGCTACATATGGGAAGGGTGGTAATAATCAACCTTTTGTAACAACTGCTGGATTCTGCACAGAACATTCATCGGATAGTCGTAGTATTGGATATGAGGAGGAAATTTCACCAACGTTAAGGGCAGGAGTCGTACCAGCGGCTGTATCATTAAATGAGACTCCAAAGACCCTAAAAATTCGTTCTGGGTGTGAAGGTGGCGGTAAAGGTGCGTTAATTCAAGATGATAAGTCTGCGACACTTGGATGCAACAATGACCAGACCGTTTTTGTGCCTACTGCATTTGGCATCTGTTCTGATAAGAGCAACTCTATGCAGTCAAGCAATCCTCATAGCGGTATATATGAAGCGGATACTTCCCGAACCATCGATGCTAATGGTGGAAATCCGGGATGTAATCAAGGTGGTATTGCAGTAGTTGCTCTTCAAGGTTCGATGATTGGAAGACAGGATAAAAACGGTCCTCAAGGCGATGGTATAAATGACAATATGAGTTTCACTCTTAATACAGTGGATAGACATGGTGTTGTGTATGCAATTGATCGTGAAACCTTTAACTGCGGACAGAATTTTGCTAGAAATTTAGGGATAACAGAAGACAGTGTTGCATCAACATTAAATGCTCAAGGTCCATCGGCTGTGGCACAACCTTATCAGAATGTCAGTGGTACGATTTCTGCAGGTGCACATCCAAGTGGTTTTAACGGTCAGGATGCATCAAACGATATGCTTGTTACAGTCAAGAAAAACGATGAGCCAGAATATATAGTTCGAAGGCTTACACCAACGGAATGTGCAAGATTGCAAGGTTTTCCTGATGATTGGTGTGATGACCTCGGTACGGAAAACCCTACAGAGGATGAAATTTTATTCTGGACAGAGGTTTGGGAAACTCACCGCAAAATCATGGGTAAGAGCAGCAAGCCAAAAACAAGAAAGCAGATTATAAAATGGCTTAACAACCCTCATTCTGATTCAGCTGAGTATAAAATGTGGGGTAATGGTGTAGCACTTCCATGCGTCTGTTTTGTGCTGACTGGTATTGTGTTATCTGCTGAAAATACCGCCGATTAATGGAAGAGTATTTTCTACAGAAAGATGCTCTAAATGACTTGATATTAACAGCCTTTAGAGTGATATATGTATGTACCGAAAATAGAAAGGCGGTATAAAAAATGCAGATAAATTATAATGTCACAGGAGCAAAAAGAAAAGAGCTAGTCAACGCAATCAGCCAAAAACTGAATGCTCCTGCAAGATATCTTGGAGCACCTACATTTGCATATGAAGTGGCAGACTACAACATTGACAAAAACGGGGTAGTCAGAGGACCAGATAATTCTGAACTGGTTAATAATCTATTAGGCCTTCATGACTTTAAGGCGGTTACAGTAGAATTTGACACACCACTTCCAGCAGCAGATCCTGTTCTTGAAAATATTCAAGTTCCCAATGAAGCGGCTCTTGGGGGTAGGGTAAGTCCAAATAGTGATTACGAAGAACCTCCCGTATACAGCGAATCAAATGAAACCGAAGAAGCTATTAGTTTGATTATTCAAATGCCGAGGGAGGGTTTTAGCGAAACTGCACTTGGTAACCTAAAAGGATTGGTAGAAAGTAAAGAAACCCTTATAAAGAAAGCACTTGATACTGACTCTATTCCCATTATCGTAAATGAGGAATTTATAACCTTCCCTTGGTTCAAAAGTAAGTGCTCCGCAGAGGAGGTTAAGGCTTATACCCACTTTGTAACAGCACTTTGTGAAATGGCAAAGAAACAGACCCGCGTCAACTCGACCGAGAAATCAGTGGAGAATGAAAAGTACGCTTTCCGTTGTTTCCTTCTAAGACTTGGCTTTATCGGTCCAGAATACAAAACAGAACGAAAAATTCTCCTCTCCAAACTGTCGGGTAGCTCTGCCTTCAAAAGCGGAAGTGCCAAGCATGAGGAGGTGAGTGAATAATGAATATCATTCATCCAGAAATGCTAAAGCAACTTAGAAGCTATTACACTCCAGGAACTCGTGTCATGCTACTTAAGATGAATGACCCTTATACCAAGCTTCAGCCAGGAGATAAAGGAACGGTTACTAGTGTTGATGATATGGGAACTATCCACGTCAGTTGGGATTCAGGCAGTTCCCTTGGAGTGGTCTTTGGAGAGGATTTATGCAAGAAAATCGAAGAGTAAAAATACACAATCTATGCCAAATATGTGGAGTAAATTGTATTATCGTTTTCGGAGGAGCCAAATAATGAATGAGATAATCAAGCAACAAATACTTTCCATCCGAGATAGTGGAGTCACAAATATGTTTGATGTGGACCGAGTACAGTATGAGGCAAATGAACGAGGGTTTTATGAATTGGTAGTCTATTTAATAGACCATAAAGCAGAATATGCCCATTTCATACTGACGGGTGAAGTGGATAAAAAGAAATAACTAAATCTAAATAGGATAGAGAAAAGGGCTTCATCTATAGGATTGAGGCTCTTTTCTTATGTCCTTTTCCATAAAAGGGGCGGTGTTTATGCGGAAACTGAAGAAATATAAGCCGACCGCCTTTATAGCTGAAGGGTCATATTACGATAAGGACGCTGCTGATTACGCTGTGGCTTTTATCGAAGCACTCTCCCATACGAAAGGTTCATGGGCAGGCAAGCCTTTTGAACTTATCGACTGGCAGGAACAAATTGTCCGTGATTTATTCGGTATCTTAAAACCTAATGGATACCGGCAGTTTAACACGGCTTATATAGAAATACCTAAAAAGATGGGAAAAAGCGAGCTTGCAGCAGCAATCGCACTTCTCCTCACTTGTGGAGATGGTGAAGAACGAGCAGAGGTATACGGTTGTGCCGCAGATCGCCAGCAGGCATCAATTGTATTTGAAGTAGCAGCCGATATGGTGCGGATGTGTCCAGCGCTGAATAAACGAGTGAAGTTGCTGGCTTCAACTAAACGACTGGTGTACCTGCCGACCAACAGCTTTTATCAGGTATTGTCGGCTGAAGCCTATTCAAAACACGGCTTCAATATACATGGTGTTGTTTTTGATGAACTTCATACTCAGCCAAATAGGAAACTATTTGATGTTATGACAAAAGGGTCTGGTGATGCGAGAACCCAACCGCTATATTTTCTTATCACCACTGCAGGGACGGATACCCAGAGTATCTGCTATGAAACACACCAAAAAGCGGTTGATATTATTGAGGGAAGAAAATACGATCCTACTTTTTATCCCGTAATCTACGGTGCCAAAGAAGAGGATGATTGGACTGATCCCAAAGTATGGAAGAAAGCAAATCCAAGCCTAGGAATTACAGTAAGTATCGATAAAGTTAGAGCAGCTTGTGAAAGCGCAAAACAGAACCCTGCTGAGGAAAATAGCTTTCGACAGCTGCGTCTGAACCAGTGGGTTAAGCAATCTGTCCGTTGGATGCCAATGGCAAAGTGGGATGCCTGTGCGTTTCCAGTAAAACCAGAGAGCCTTGAAGGTAGAGTATGCTATGGAGGACTTGATTTATCCTCTACCACTGACATTACAGCCTTCGTGCTGGTGTTCCCACCGGAAGATGAAACAGATAAATATACCGTTCTCCCGTATTTTTGGATGCCGGAGGATAATATTGACCTCCGAGTGCGACGAGACCACGTGCAATACGACCTTTGGGAGAAGCAAGGCTATATTTTAACCACCGAGGGAAATGTAGTCCATTATGGATACATTGAAAAATTCATTGAAGAACTGGGGGAAAAGTACAACATTCGAGAGATTGCTTTTGACCGCTGGGGCGCTGTTCAGATGGTGCAAAATCTTGAAGGGTTAGGCTTTACTGTAGTTCCTTTCGGTCAAGGTTTTAAAGATATGTCACCACCTACAAAGGAACTTATGAAATTGACATTAGAAGAAAGAATAGCACACGGCGGGCATCCAGTACTACGGTGGATGATGGATAACATCTATATAAAAACAGATCCGGCTGGAAATATAAAACCGGACAAGGAAAAAAGTACAGAAAAAATAGATGGAGCAGTGGCAACTATTATGGCACTCGACCGCGCCATCCGCTGTGGACCAGGTAATAGTGGAGACTCGGTGTATGACGAGAGAGGTTTAATAATTCTATAAATTTCAATGATTGTTTGTGGTGTAATTCTTTCAATTTGGAGGTGAGGCCTATGAATTTATTAAAAGGACTGTTTCGTTCAAGGGACAAACCGCAAAACCGTGTGGGTAGCGCATTTTCCTTCCTATTCGGCGGTACATCATCTGGCAAAACAGTAAATGAGCGTACTGCAATGCAAGCAACAGCGGTGTATGCCTGCGTAAGAATACTAGCTGAAGCTATTGCTGGACTGCCACTACATGTATATAGATATCGTTCTGATGGAGGTAAAGAAAAGATTCCTTTCCACCCTTTGTATTACCTTCTTCATGATGAACCAAATCCAGAGATGACTTCATTTGTGTTTCGAGAAACACTGATGAGTCATCTTTTACTTTGGGGCAATGCTTATGCACAGATAGTTCGAAATGGTCGTGGCCAGGCAATTGCGCTTTATCCCCTACTTCCTAACAAGATGGAAGTAAGTCGAGCATCAAATGGTGAACTGGTTTATACCTACTACCGGGATACAGACGAAAGTGGCCTGAATCCAAAGGGAGGCTATGTCACACTTCGCAAAGATGATGTACTTCACATACCAGGCTTAGGCTTTGATGGACTCATTGGCTATAGCCCCATTGCTATGGCAAAAAATGCAATCGGTATGTCACTTGCTACTGAAGAGTACGGTGCGGCATTCTTTGCTAATGGAGCCAATCCCGGCGGTGTGCTGGAGCACCCGGGAGTAATTAAAGACATACAGAGAGTGAAGGATAGCTGGAATAGTGCTTACCAAGGCACAGCTAAGGCACATAAAATCGCTGTATTGGAAGAGGGCATGAAGTTTCAAGCCATCGGTATACCTCCAGAACAGGCTCAGTTTTTAGAAACACGGAAATTTCAAATCAATGAGATTGCGAGGATTTTCCGTGTGCCTCCTCATATGGTGGGAGATCTTGAGAAATCTAGCTTCTCCAATATCGAGCAGCAGTCGTTGGAGTTTGTAAAATACACTCTCGATCCGTGGGTGGTGAGATGGGAGCAAAGTCTCCAGCAATCGCTTATTTTGCCTTCTGAGAAAACATCAGTATTCATCAAGTTCAATTTAGATGGTCTGCTTCGCGGCGATTATCAAAGCCGAATGAATGGCTATGCTATTGGGCGACAAAATGGCTGGATGTCAGCTAATGATATCCGTGAATTGGAGGACATGAACCGTATCCCAGCTGAGGAAGGTGGCGATTTATATCTGGTTAACGGAAATATGACGAAACTGGCTGACGCAGGAGCGTTTGCCAAAACCGAAGGAGGTCAGTAAATGAAGAAGTTCTGGAATTGGGTGCGAGATTCTGATGAAGGGCGCACTCTCTATTTAAATGGAGTGATATCCGAAGAAACGTGGTGGGGTGATGAGGTCACACCTAAGATGTTCAAAGATGAACTGCTGGCTGGCACCGGTGATATTACAGTGTGGATTAACTCTCCTGGCGGGGATGTGTTTGCAGCAGCTCAGATTTACAACATGCTTATGGACTATACAGGAAAGGTCACTGTAAAAATTGACGGGCTTGCGGCAAGTGCAGCTTCCGTTATTGCAATGGCGGGTGGAGATGTATATATGTCGCCGGTATCCATGATTATGATTCATAACCCTTCGACCATTGCCATCGGTGACAGCGAGGAAATGCTGCGAGCAAAGGCTCTATTAGATGAAGTTAAGGAAAGTATTATTAATGCCTATGAGTTAAAGACTGGTCTTTCCCGAACAAAGCTTTCTCATCTGATGGATGCAGAGTCATGGATGAATGCAAATAAAGCCATAGAACTTGGTTTTGCAGATAAGATCATGTTTATGGAAAGTGAAACACCGGATTTGACGGATAGCCTTATCTTTAGCAGGATGGCGGTTACTAACTCACTTATTAGCAAACTACCCAAAAAACAAAAACAAAAGACAGGTACACCTATAGAGTCGCTGGATAAGCGGCTTTCTTTAATTTCTCACTAATTTAAAGGAGGAAATAACAATGAGTAAAATTCTTGAATTGCGCGAGAAACGCGCTAAGGTTTGGGATGCGGCGAAGGCATTCCTTGATTCAAAACGTGGCGGTGATGGATTGTTATCCGCAGAGGACACACAAACCTATGAAAAGATGGAAGCTGAAGTTGTTGCACTTGGTAAGGAAATAGAACGTTTGGAACGTCAGGCGGTTATTGACTTAGAACTTTCCAAAGCCACTAGTAGCCCTATTACAAACACACCGTCCAAACATGCTGAAGATAAGACAGGACGTGCGTCTGCAGAGTACAAGAAAGCATTCTGGAATGCTATGCGTACTCGTGCAGGTGAAGGCCTTGATGTAAACGTAAGAAATGCCCTTCAAATCGGTACAGACTCCGAGGGTGGTTATCTTGTGCCTGACGAGTTTGAACGTACCTTAGTAGAGGCTCTTGAGGAAGAGAACATTTTCCGTTCACTGGCCAATGTTATCAATACATCTTCTGGCGATAGGAAAATTCCTGTTGTAGCTACAAAAGGTACTGCTTCCTGGGTGGATGAAGAAGGCACTATCCCAGATAGCGATGATAGTTTCGGACAGGTTTCTATAGGAGCTTACAAACTCGCTACCATGATCAAAGTTTCCGAGGAACTTCTTAACGATTCTGTGTTCAATCTTGAAGCCTACATCTCTAAGGAGTTTGCAAGACGTATCGGTAACAAAGAGGAAGAAGCGTTCTT